TGAAATGGTTCAACGTAACGTTGATCATTTGTCAACTATCTTGCTTTACGCACCTGTAGATTCAGATGATGACACACCAGATGTAAAAGGTGCAGCAGGTAGTAAAAAAACCACTCATGTTGCCGCTGTGACCACTGGTAACGCTTACATAGCCGCTAACTAGGAAAGAATATGACTGAAGAAGCCGTAGTTTTTATAAACGATGAAGAGAAAAAAGTATCAGAGTTGTCCGATGAACAAAGATACTTACATTCACAATTATTAGACTTGAGAAACAAAAGAAGCCAGTCTAAAATTTCAATTAGATCAAGTAGCTGCCAGTATGTCAGTATTTCAAAATGCTTTTATGGAGGCTTCTAAAGAAGTCGCTGAAGAAGTGTTAGAGAAAGAAAAACCAAAAAAAGAAAAAAGAGGTAACTAATGGACACGATAATTAATTTAGTTTTATGGGCAACGACAATAGTAACGGTTGCCAGTTTAATAGCAGCATCAACACCAACGCCTAAAGATGATGAATGGATGGGTAAACTTTATAAGTTTATTGATTTATTGGCTTTAAACATAGGTAAAGCAAAGGACAAGTAATGCCTACGGTGAAAGACGCATTAGCTGAACTTAATGCACATGAACGTGAGTGCGCTATTCGATATGAGTATATTGAAAAACGCCTTGATGAAGGCTCTGCTAAGTTTAAGAAACTAGAAATGTTGTTATGGGGAGTATATCCTTTTATACTTGGATCAGCCGTCCTAACTAAATTTTTATAGGGGGAAAAATGCCTTTACAAAAGTTTATCTTTCAACCCGGAATTAATAGAGAAGGAACTGCCTATTCTAATGAAGGAGGATGGTTTAATTCTAATAGAGTGCGTTTTCGTAAAGGATTGCCTGAAAAAATAGGTGGATGGGTGAAAGCCTCAGTTAATTCTTTTCAATCTACGGGACGAGCCATACACGCTTGGGTAGATTTAGCTGGAACTAAATATTTAGGATTAGGAACTACTTGGAAATATTACGTTTTAGACGGAGATGTGTATAACGACATAACTCCTATAAGAGCTACTACGACTAATGGGATAACTTTTGCTGCTACTGATGGCAGTTCAACTATAACAGCGACTGATTCTTCACATAGTTGCGTGGTTGATGATTTCGTAACTATAAGCGGATCTGTTTCTTTAGGTGGTAATATTACTGCGGCTGTTTTAAACACTGAACAACAAGTTACCAGTGTTCCTAGTACTAACACCTATACATTCACTGCATCGGCTACCGCTAATTCAAGCGATTCTGGTAATGGCGGTTCTGGGGTAGACGGTGCATACCAAATAAATGTGGGTTTAGATACTTACGTTCAATCTACGGGTTGGGGAGCAGGTATTTGGGGGACAGGCACTTGGGGCAGTAAGACTGCTTTAACCGCTATAAGTCAACTAAGGCTTTGGTCTCATGATAATTTTGGTGAAGATTTATTAATGAATCCTCGTGCAGGTGGAATTTATTATTGGGATGAAAGTGGAGGAACAGACACTCGCGCAGTGGCTATTTCGGCTCTTTCCGGAGCTAATTTAACTCCCACGGTTGCGTTACAAGTATTAGTGTCTGATGTGGACAGACATGTTATTTGTTTTGGTGCAGACCCGATTTCAGGTTCGGCTAGAACAGGTTCTATTGATCCTATGTTTATTGCTTGGAGTGATCAAGAAAATGCAGCAGAATGGGAACCGAAAAGCACTAATACAGCAGGTTCGTTTAGACTTTCTGCAGGCTCTGTTATTGTAGGCGGAATAAGAGCAAGACAAGAAACATTGATTTGGACAGATACTTCCCTATATTCTATGACCTTTGTAGGACAGCCTTTTACTTTTAGTGTTAACTTGGTTAATGAAGGGGTGGGACTAATTGGACCAAATGGTATGGTAAATACGCCTAAAGGTGTGTTTTGGATGGATAAAAAAGGATTTTACTCGTATACGGGACAAGTTCAAGAACTTCCATGTACGGTAACAAATTATGTGTTTAGTGATTTAGAACAAGGACAAACGTATCAAATTTTTGGTTTTGTTAATAAAGCGTTTGATGAAGTGGGGTGGTTTTATTGTTCAGAAGGCGCTACTGTTCTCGATAAATATGTTACTTATAATTATGAAGAACAGGTTTGGGCGATAGGGGAACTTTCTAGGACGTGTTGGTTAGATCAAGGCATCTTTAGTGCCCCTAAAGCTACTTCGTCAAGTTCTAATGTAGGCTATATCTATAATCATGAAACAGGGAATGACGATGATGGCTCTGCTATGACTGATGTGTTTATAGAGTCTAGTGATTTTGATATTGATCCAGCAGGCGAAGACTTTCAATTTGTAAGTAGAATAATACCTGATATTAGATTCACAGGATCAGCTAGTACAGGCAGCGGAGGACAACAAGTTGATTTAGTTTTAAAAAGAAGAAACTATCCGGGAGAAACATTAACCACTGCAATTACCAGTTCTTGTAATTCAGTGACTACTAAGATAGATACTAGGGTAAGGGGAAGACAGGCGGTATTAAGAATTCAATCTAATGATGATGATACTTCAAAAGTAGGAGTAGGTTTTAGAGTCGGAGCCATGCGTTTAGATGCTAAGCCCGATGGCAGACGTTAATGTCTAAGCTATTAGAAACTAAACTACCTTTTGCACAAGGAGAATTATCTCCAGAAGTGTTTAATAGATTAGTTAGAATCTTAGAATTGAGCCTAAATAGAGTTGATGTTGATTCAACGTTGTCTGTTAATGAGGGGCAAAGAAACAAAAATAAATTTCACTCAGGAGATATTATTTGGAATTTAGCTACAGATCAACTGCAACTTTGGACAGGAAAACAATGGGTAAAACTTTATAAAGGCACAGAAAATGGAGTAGAGGGGGTTTCTAGTTTAGGAGTGGTAAGTGTTTCTACAGGAGGCGACACTACGATTGCATTAGGAACTATCGCAACAGGTTACGGAACTGAGGGCTGGTATACATAATATGGATATGCAAAAATTACAAAAAGAATTAACTTTTGACGAAGGCTGTGTTTATAAGATATATAACGATCATCTTGGATATGCTACTTTTGGAATAGGACATCTAATAACAGAAAAAGACCCAGAGCAGGGGCTTCCTATTGATTACCCTATTTCCGAGGAAAGAGTAACCGAGTGTTTCGGAGATGACATAGAGGGCGTCTGTAATGACCTAGACCGTAATATTTCGTGGTGGGTAGGGTTATCTGAAGACCATCAGAGAGTAATCGCTAATATGGCGTTTAATTTAGGCATAAATCGTTTGTTAAAATTTAAGAAATTTATTAAAGCTATGCAAGAGAGTGAGTTTGAAACCGCTGCAAAAGAAATGATGGATAGTCGTTGGGCGACACAAGTTGGTCCAAGAGCAACTAGGTTAAGAGATAGAGTCTTAAAAGGAGCTACTGATGTATGAATACAGTTGTACTGTTGATAGAGTTGTTGACGGAGACACTATAGATGTTATTTTAGATTTAGGCTTTGATATTTTATATCGGTCTAGAGTTCGTTTGTATGGCATTGATACTCCAGAATCTAGAACTAGAGATAAAGATGAAAAAGTGAGAGGCAAACTCGCTTCTGCTTTTTTAAAAGAAGCCGTAGATAATGGTTCTAAGGTTATTATAGAGACTAAATTAAAAGATTCTAAAGGTAAGTTTGGTAGAGTGTTGGGCAATGTTATGGTTGATGGAGTAAATATAAACCAAGAAATGGTGAATAATTGTTTAGCTGTTGCTTATTTTGGTCAATCTAAAAATGATATAGAAGAATCACATTTAATCAATAGAACTAAATTAATAGAGTTGGGTACGTTTGACCCATCAACAGTGGGTAAATGATATGGATACGATTAAGAAAACACTTGAACTGGAAGTAGAAGTAACACCTAACAACATAGGTGCGAATCCTTATTACAAATGGATTCATCTTGCTAAGACTATAGACGCATGGCGTATATTTCCGCGCATATTTGTAGGTGTGTATATTGTACTTTTATACAAAGTTATTACTTGGTTTATGACTATTCCCGAACCTAACCTAGAACAAGCTGGATTAGTTTCAGTAGTAACTGGTGCTATGGCTGCGGTCTTTGGCATTTATGCGGGCACTTCAGGACAAAGCAAGAAGTTTAAAGGCGAAGATTAGTGAAAATTTTTATTACTGAGTTTAAATTTCAAGGAGAGAGCTACGAAGGACCGACTATAGTGGCTGAGTCTTTTGAAGCGGCTGAAGTTCAAGCTGAGTCTTATGATGTAAACGTTATCGGTATTTTAGATACTGTGGTACTTGCTGGTGAAGAAGAAAAATGGAAACGGGTTTTACATTAATAGCTGAACTTGGTTTACCCGTGGCGGGAGGGTTAGTTATGGCTTATTTTATCTTCTTAGTGATGAAACAACTAATGGATGGTTTAGTCAGTGAAATACAAACTGTTCAAGCTATTTCTAAAATGCTTATTACTAGAGCCTCTACTATGAATAACGATATGATAAGAATAGATACGAGCGTTTCTAGTGCTTTGAATTTATCACCAGACCTAGATAGAATTGCAAGAGCAGAAAACTTCGTTGAGGACGGCAAGATAGATGCGAGAAGAGATTAGTGGATATAGTTCAAGCAGTTTCAGACTTTGGGTTTCCGGTGGTAATGGTGGTAGGTCTTGGATACTTTGTTTACTTTGTGTGGCAAACTATAACTAATAAGATTGATCCTGCGGTACAGGAAATGAAAGTAACGATTATACGATTAACAGATCAATTAAGACTACTTGACCAAGATATGATAAGATTACAGCAAAAGGTAAATACTGTATTGGAGTTAAAAGAAAAAGATGACAGCAAAAAAACTAAAAGATAATGAAGTATTGATAATAGGCGGGTTAATATTATTGTCTTTTGTATCAGGAAATATAAAAGCCACAGAGCTATTATTTCAATTTAAAAACCCTTCTTTTAGTGGCATTGGTACCTCGGCTCATTACTTAACAGTAGATGAACAAGAATCCTCTCGTAAACAAAAAATAGCTGAAGATATAGAATCTGCATTAAATGAAGCCGCTAGAGAACTTGATAACACTACTTTGGCTAAGTTTGTACGCAATTTAGAATCACGCATCTTCAGTAGACTAAGCCAAGACTTAGCTGAATCATTATTTAATGATGAAGGCGGTTCAGGTGGCTCGGTTGATTTAGAAGGCAATACTATTAATTTTATTAATACAGGTACAGAGATAGTTTTAACAATCCTTGATATAGATGGCACAGTTACAGAGATAAGAATCCCTATTGGATCGTTTGGTATTTGTGCAGATGCACCATGCGTGCCGTAGTATTAATATTATTTTTATACGGTTGTGCGCCTCTTGCTGTGATAGGCGACAAAGAAGGTCCAATCATAGAAAGACCGTCTTTACAGTCACTGGTTGACTTATCGCCTCCTAGACAAAGAGCAGTAGTTTCTGTCTATAAGTTCGTAGACGCAACAGGACAACGTAAGACAGTAGATAACATGGCGTTATTTAGCACTGCTGTGACTCAAGGCGGGGATATGTACTTAATCGAAGCATTAAGAAATGCGGGAAAAGGTACTTGGTTTACTGTAGTTGAAAGAGCAGGATTAGCTAATTTAACGAGAGAACGACAGCTCATAGTCAACACTAGAGAGTCGTATGATGGAGAAGGTGCAAACAAGCTACAGCCATTGCTTTACTCTGGTTTAATTATGGAAGGCGGTATAATTTCCTACGATACAAACTTTATGACAGGCGGTATTGGAGCGCGTTATCTAGGAATTGGAATTAATAATCGTTATAAAAGGGATAGGGTTACAGTTTCTTTACGAGCCGTTTTAGTGCAAACTGGTGAGATATTATTGAATGTATCAACTAGCAAAACGATATTTTCAGCAGGAGCAGGTTCAGATGTTTTTAAATTTTACGAAGCAGGAACTGAACTGGTTGAAATTGAAAGCGGTCTTACTGAAAATGAAACAGTTGGGTATGCGGTAAAAACAGCAATAGAAGCGGCTGTATATGCATTAATAATACAAGGAATAGAGTTAGATATGTGGGATTATAAAGAGAGGAAAGAAGAATGAAAACATATAATATAATAATATGGAGTGCTGTAATTTTAGCATTTGCTATATCAGGAACGATAGCTCTTGGCGCAAATAACAGTATTTACATTACTCAATCTGGCACGGCATTAACTATGAATATAGATCAAATTGGCAATTCAAATGTGGTAGGTACAACACAAACAAGAGCCACGTTCACAGGTAGCACCATAACCGTTGATGTAGATCAAACAGGTGATTCAAACACGATTGCCGCAACTGTGGCACAAGGGAACAACACCAGCTTTACCGTTAATACAACAGGGGATAGTAACGTATCTACTATAACAGGTGGTGGTACAGGTGATATTGCGGGTACTGACTTTGATTATGCGGCAACAGGAGACTCTAACGTACTGACTTTTGTTCAAGGAGCCGCAGCAGCCGCCACTTCAGGTAATCAAGACTTTTCGGTTACTGGAACATCAAATGATGTCAATGTAGCGTGTGAGGTAGTTGGGTGTGTCAATAGTTGGACAGTCAGCGGTAATTCTAATGACATTGATACCACTCAGACTGGTAATGCCAATCATTCAATTACAGGCGTAATTACAGGAAATAGTAATAATATTGATGTAGATCAAACAAATACAGGCGGTTCTACAAGTGGTATTTTAAGTATTATAGCAACAACTTCAAGTGGTACTATTGATATAGATCAATGCACAAGTGGTTGTTAATTTTTTTACCTGTGTTTGCTCATGCAGAGATAGGCGCAATTTCTGAAGTAAGGGGTAATGGAGAAATTTTACGAGAAAATCAGTCAGATAAACTACTCGCAGAGCTTGCTCTCGATATTTTTAGCAATGACGATATCCGTACTGGCAATGGTCGTATCGCTATTCAGTTTATTGACGATAGTGTTATTAGGCTTACTGAACACAGTAAGGTTATTATTGACGAATACATTTTTGATCCAAACCCTGAAAAATCTACATTGTCGCTTAATTTTATTAAAGGAACAGGTAGATTCGTTACTGGTAAACTTAAACGGATTAAGAAAGAAAACATAAAAATTCGCACAAATTCAGCCACCATTGGAATTCGTGGAACTGATTTCACGGTAAGTGTAGATGAGACAGGAAGAAGCATGGTTATACTATTGCCTAATCCTGACGGCACAGCTAGTGGTGAAATAACAGTAAGTACGTTTGCAGGTACAGTCGTTATGAACCAACCTTTTCAGGCAACTATGGTTACTGTAGCTGAGTCTGCCCCCACTAAACCTGTCGTATTAGAAAACCTAACACTTGATTTTATAGATAATTTACTCATTGTTAATCCTCCCCAAGAGATTGAAAAAGCCGTAGAAGATCAAAACACCACAGCAAATAACGTGTTAGATATTGATTTACTTGAGGAAACCGAGTTAGAAAAAGATTATCTTGATGAAGATTTTGAAGATATAGATAGGTTAGATATTGATTTATTGAATGTAGACTTTTTAACTGATTTATTAGACATTATTGATAGAGGAGTAGGTACTAAAGCCCAAGTTAGTGTTATAGAGGGGGTTTCAATAGAAGGAATAAAAGCAGGTTTTGACCCAGATAACCAGACTTATGTGTTTGTTGAAGGCTCGGTATTAACTTTCTTTAGGTCTGTTGAAAATACGATTGATTTAGAATTAGATAAAGACGGAGCCTATAACTTAGCTATTTTATCTGCTGGAAAAGAAATCAACGCAACGATAAATGGAGGAGGAGAGAGTGCGATATCTATTAATCAGTCTAACTAGTTATATTGTTTTATTATGGTTAATGATATTTTTACCTTACGCTCATGCATCTGATAACACTATTGCCATTCAAACCAAAGGCACAAGTACCTCAATTTCAATAGATCAATCTGGTTCCAGCAATACCACAACTGTTTGGTGTGGCTTATCCAATGGCACATACACTACGCATACTTGCTCAAACGCAACTATGACCATAGATCAGCATGGCACAAGCAATATAGCAAGAGCTTATTCACAAGTGTCTAACCACAATGACAACGTATATATCATTAATCAAAATGGAAATTCTAACAACGGATATATTGATTTAGATGATGACGATAACTTGGCTACAATTACCCAAACAGGGGATAGTAATTATGGTGAGATTTACATGAAAGGTGATGATAACGTCTATACCATTACCCAGACTGGTAACAGTTTTTATGCTAAAATGTATGCGTTTGGTGATGATTCTGCTTGGGCTATAACACAATCAGGTACGGGCAATCATAATGGTTATATCAAATCTTGCGGTAACTGCAACAACAACGATGCCACAATCACACAATCAGGATCAGGCGCTAAAGACGGGGATATAGAATTTCGCAATAACCCTGCCGATAACAATACGGTGAACCTAACGCAAAGTGGTGATGGTTTGCATGTTGGTAATATACTGGTCAAACAGGGAAGCTACACAGTAAATGCAACACAAACAGGTGCTACTAATAAAAATTATACAGTAACTTTAGACTGTACCACTTCTTGCAATAAAACGGTAACGGTAAACCAGTTTGATTAAGCGTTTTATACCTTTATTTTTAGTGGTTTTATTAGGCGCGCCACTGGTCTATCAGGTGATGCCCTATGAAGTATTAAAACTTAAAACCTTTGATGCCCTTGTTACTAAACAAGAACCTTCTGGTAACTTTACCATTCTTAATATTACTGAAGAAGATGTAGAAGCTGAAGGTGGCTACCCGTTCCCTCGGAAACGCTTGGCTGAAATACAAATACAATTACTTGAGGCTGGAGCTATAGGTGTAGGGTGGGTAATTAGTTTCCCACATCCTGATAGAATGGGAGGGGATGCAGAGTTTGCTGAAGCATTAAGCTACGCACCGTCTGTACTGCCTTTGTTTGAAGTTAACAATAAGCTGTATCCTAAGACTACAGGTACAGTAATAATGGGTGAAGACATCGGAGGCTATGAAGTACAAGGTGTTCTTAATAATATTGAGGTATTATCAGCAGTATCCAACTCTGGCATAGCGGTAGCTCAAACTGACGTAGATAACTTAGTAAGACGTTTACCTTTACTAATGCGTACCCCTGATGGGTGGATTTCTGCTTATGGTACGGAGGTACTAAAAGTATTATTAGATTCAAACACTTATATAATTAAAACAAACGAGAACGGCATAGAAGAAATACGCGTTCAAGGTCTTCCTCCTATCCCTGTAGATTCTTTAGGTCGTAAGTGGATTAGCTGGGTAGACACACCGCAGACTACATTAGAAGAAATGAATGTTGCAGATACGTTTGTATTTGTAGGCGTTACTGCTGGCGGGGTAATGCCGCAGTTAGCCACTCCTGTTGGGCTTCTTGAGCCTCATAAAATACAGGCAGCTCTTGCTGAAAGCATCTTGATTCAGAACAGTCCACAAATACCAGACTATACTTTTGCAGTAGAGTTAGCTATTTTCTTAGCGTCTATTATTGCTGTCTGGGTATTTATCAACAGTTTAGGCATGACGTTAGGTATTATCTTAGCCGCTGGTGTGATGATATTGACCTCAGTGTATGGCGTTTATACTGTTCAACAAGGCGTATTAATTGATGTTACTTGGGCTTTAATTAGTCAGTTTATAACAGGAGCTACGGCGTTTTATTTACGATTTAGAGAACAATACAAACTTAGACAACAGATTAAGAAGCAGTTTCAAAAATATTTATCGCCTGAAATGATTGAAGAACTACAAAAACATCCTGAAAAATTAAAATTAGGGGGGGACAGAAAAGAACTTTCTTTCCTCTTTGCTGATATTGTTGGTTTTACCCCCATCAGCGAAGCCTATATGAAAAACGATGATCCCGAAGGGTTAGTACTATTAATCAATAGATTTCTAGACGGTATGTCTAAGATTGTACTTGCAAATGGTGGAACTATAGATAAATTTATGGGAGATTGTTTAATGGCGTGGTGGAACGCTCCCTTAGACTGTCCTAACCATGCTGAGATGGCTTTGAAATCAGCTATAGAAATAGAATTATTAACAGAACAAATGAATAAAGATATTAAAGCAGAAGGACTAGACCTACCGCCCGTGGTCATCGGAACAGGGTTGAATACCGGACAATGTATTGTAGGTAATATGGGGTCAGAAGAACGATTTGATTACTCAGTAGTGGGTGATGCGGTTAACCTAGCAGCACGGTTAGAGGTTCAAACTCGAACTTACGACACGCCAATCTTAATATCTGAATTTACTAAAAATAAAGTCGCTTGTGACTGTAAATTTATTGATGAAATCAACGTTAAAGGTAAAGAAATCCCCGTTAAAATATACGCACCACTTTTTGACGGAGATAAAGTGATAAGGAAATTAAAGAAAAACCTTTAAATACACCCACTTTTTGATATATAATCGAAATTCAGCTATTGTGCTGCAGCTCACGGGATTAGCTTTTAACCTGTTAAACGTTTATATACGCTGGAGAGACAATGCTTGGAGTCGATAAAAAGACCTATTTAAAGAAGAAAGGAAGTCGTTCTGACTTCGTTATCTACACCTCTAAGGGTAAAAAGATTAAAACTAGGAGTAGATTTTAATGCCCATACCTATTCCTATTATTGCTGCTTTACTTACAGTAGGCGGACAAGCTCTTAACGCAAAGGTCGCTAAAAATAGAGCAACAGATCCAGACACAGTTACTGCAAGCGCAGCAGGAGCCGGAGGATCAGGAGGAGTTCCTATAGATATAGAAGACATCGTAGGAACTGAAGTATCGGGGGAGGGTATTACTCCTTTTGCATATAAACCTTACGATGCAGCTATTAGTGAAGAACTAACTGAAGATGAAATTAGAGCTTTATTAGAAGAACAAGGTGGAATTATGTCTGCCGCATCAGGTAAGTATTTGAGTCGCGGCACTGGAGGTGGTATAACTTTAGAATTATTACAATCATTATTTAGCCCTGAAGAACTTAAAAAATCTGGTTTTGATTCTATAGAGGATATGTTAGCTGCAACTTCTACTGATGAAATCGTAGCTTCTAGTAGTAATGCTATCCCTATACCTGAACCAGACATAAATATACCTTCTCCCGAAATGCCTGAACAGCGGGGAGGAATAATGGGGCTTATGGATGAAGTTCAAGGTTTTGCAGCAGAAAATCCGACAATATTTAATTCTTTAGTAAAAACCCTTGGTGACGCGATCAATGCAAAAATTAAAGGTGCTCCTAAACAAGCAACTAATCTTGACTCCAGAGTAATGGCAGGAAATGCTAATAGACGAGCGGCACAAATAAATTTTAAACCTATCGGAGCCAAGTCTGGTGGAGTATTAAACAGAAAAATGTTTAGTCCTATGTTCCACGGTGGAGAACTAGATGGTCCGGGAGGTCCAAAAGAAGATTTAATACCTGTAATGGCGAGCGATGGAGAGTTTATGCTTTCTAAAGCGGCAGTTGATCAAGCAGGAGGCGGTAATCACAATAAAGGTATAGCGCGATTAAACGCTTTTAATAACCAAGGAAATAAAAGATATGGCTAGTAGAGAAGAACAAGAATATTCCACCCAAGCTCCTGCCGGATATATAGGGAACTTTTTACAACAAGGAATATTCCCTTACGCACAGAAATTTCTAAACCAACAGTTTCAAAACTATGGTGAAGCCGATTCTAGCCCCTTTACTTACAGTGGACAACGGGTAGCGGATTTCGATCCTAGAGAACAATACGCTATGGATATGTCTGATCAGGCTATCGGTAGTTATAAACCTTACTTAGGTGAACAAGCTAATTTGTTAAGAGAAGCAGGTTTTATGAATAGAGCAGGCACTCGAGCAGGAGCGCAAGCCTATAGACGTGCTGAAGATACGGGTATGAGATCCACTAGGGGTTTTGATCCAAATATGACTCAACAGTTCTATAATCCTTTTGAAGAAGACGTAGTACAACAAACGTTAACCGATGCGCGGGAAGGTTTAGCTAAAGGTGATATGGCTTTAAGAGACCAAGCCGTACAAGGTGGCGCGTTTGGAGGTGCTCGTGGACGAATAAATCAAGAAGAATTAGCTAGAAACGTAGGCAGAGGAACAGCGGAAGCTATCGGCGGTATTCGTCAAGCAGGTTTTACAGGGGCACGAGACGCGGCTATGGGGTCTTTTGAAGCGCAACAAGGTCGTCAAGCTGGACTAGCCGGACTACAAGCTCAAATGGGGCAAGGTTACGGTCAGATGGGAGGTAATCTAGGAGCTGGATTAGCGGGTTACGGTCAATCGTTTGGCGGTATGGGACAATCATTACAAGGATTACAAGGCGCAGATATCAATAGAACAATGGGTATGGGTGGTTTAGGTAGAGGTAGACAACAGTCTCTCATGGACTTAGGTTATCAAAACTTTGTTGGTCAATACAACTTACCGATGCAAACGTTATCGAATGTTGGTTCGTTGACCGCGGCGCTTGGACCGATGGCAGGGGGCTACGGTTATGCCGGAGGCGCTCCTACAAGCAATACTAATTTCAATCCTGCTAGTGGAAATATTCCTAATATAGGAGGACCACAACAAGGCGGGGGAGGACCACAAAGACCACCCGGAGGTGGT